TGAGACACTCGTCCCCTGTTACCAGACATTTCCCTCGTCATTTTGCGTATATAGACGTTGTATTTCAGCTACCGCTTGTGGCTGTGAGATTCCTTGTACAGGGATTATGTCAGGCAGCATTGTATCCATGAACAAAGAAGCCCCGTTATTACTCTGGAATCTTTGCCCAAAGTTTGCCGCTACAATCAAGTCCCTGTATGCCCGTCCTACTTTGATCGCTCTAGCATATGTTTCAGTAGTAGACTGTGATATATACTTTACGCCTGCAGAATAGAAGTCAGGATTGAATTCGGACATCTGATTGGGATTGTCAAATCCAGTTCCAACAATTATGTCCTTGACATTAGTTTTGTTGACTGTGGGGGTGACATAATGTGGCATACTGGTTGCAGACAGTCTCCAGCCAATTGTCCCACCAGTCCAGACTGTCTGGTTCAGAACATGACCCTTTAGCCATGACCGGAAACATACTCCTCGAAGATTAGAATTCCAATATCCACCAGTTGCTAAGTCACTTATGACTGTTCCTCTCCGAAACTCAATGTGCTCATTTCCTCCATCACGTGGCAAGATGTGCAAGTCCGGAGCTATGTAGAACAAACATTTTTCGGATCCAATCATGGCTGAGGTGGCATAGGTTGCAGCTTTGACTCTTGAAAACCGCATGCATTCGTCTTCGAGTGACTGGACAACATTGGGCATTACTGCATTGTTCACGCCTGTCTGATAGTCATATACTTCATTGGGCAGAGGCTCACTATTCATGAAATTCGGATTGTCATCAAATCCTTGTATTGCACATATTACAGAAATTCCTGTTTCAAGAGTATGAGAAAAATGCGTTCTGCCGTTCTCTAGCATATCCGGAACATCGACTGGTGACAGGACAGTTATCGGGCTTCCATTGTGAATAGCGTGCCACAGGCCGCGGACCCCATCATACCGGTGGATTGCTAAAACTGGTATGTCTCTGTTTGCCAATTGCAACCTTTTGAGAAAGTCTATCCC